AACTTATTTCTTCACGATAACGAAATAGGAGATACTATTGGAGAAGTGAAAAAGGTTGTAAAATGTGAGGAAGTTAAGTAGGCTTATTACCTACAACTACCTGCTAAATACACTTTTAGTGTACATTATCGCAAATAAAGTACCATTAAACGGTTTAGTTTGTCGATATTGACGAAAAGAAAGGGAAACAATAATACAGAAGTAAATGCCTAGAACCTGTAAAGTATGTAAAAAGAAGTTCGAGCCGCAATACAACTCGGTTCAAATGACGTGCAGTTACGGTTGTGCTATTAAATACGCCAAAACAGAGCGTAAAAAGAATGAAAAGGCATTAAACGAACTAAGAGAGCAAAAGAAATCTAAGAACTCGTTACAAGCCTTAAAAACACATCTACGAATAACTTGCCATAATTACATAAGACTACGCGACAAGGGTAAACCGTGTATATCATGTGGCACTAAATGGAAAGATAACCACCAAGCAGGACACTTTTATAAAGCCAGCGATTACAGTAACTTGAAGTACGAAGAAAACAACATCTTTGGACAGTGTGAACGATGCAACCTATTCTTAGACGGTAACAACCAAGAATACAGATTGAGGATAACGGAGCGAATAACTGAAACCGAACTATTAGAACTTGACGAAAAAGCAAGAGAATATAAGAAAACATCGTTTAAATGGGATAGGCACGAACTAAACAAAAAACTAAAATACTATCAAGATAAATTAAAACAATTAAAGAAATGAAAGCAGAAGAACTGAGAATAGGTAATTTGGTAAGAGAACCTTTTTATGAAAGTTACGAAACCGAAGAATTTGTAACGGTTGATTGTATAGAGGTTGATAACAACTGGAAGGATTACGAACCAATACCACTAACAGAAGAATGGTTGTTAAAGATGGGGTTTGAAAAAGATAATATTGATTCGGACGATTATCATTGGGAGTTAGAAAAATTTGATAGAAAGGTTTTAATATATAGTCAATTGAATTGTGATTCAGAAGTTTACACATTAAGTTGTAGTAGAATATACTACTACGTCCACGAAGTACAAAACTTATACTACGCACTAACGAAAGAAGAACTAAAATTTGAACTTTGACGAAAAAGTAATATATTTAAAGCGGTTAAATTTTCATAAATACAAAAGTAATTTAGGTAAGCACGATTGACAAGTGGCTAAAATGGTTTTTGTTTATTAGAGTAGAGAGGGGGCACGACATAGCCCCCTTTTTTTATATTTATAATTATTTGTATATTTGCTTAAAAGATTAAAACGAAAAGATTATGAACAAATTCAAGACAATAGTAACCGCTAAAGGAATAACCTACGAAGATATAATAAAAGAATGCATGAACAGATACAGATACGACTTTATAACAGCGTTTAATATTGTCCGCGTAACAGAAGGATTAGCTGTAGCATCAAACGATGTAATATCATACTATAAAACAAGACAGCAAGTATTAGTACGAGAATCGTTAAGTAAAAATAATGGCGTAATATTTATCGAGAACGAAACAAACTAAACAATTATGAAAGCAATACAATCTATTATAGGAGCATTATACACATGGCTATTATTTACCATCTACATTACTGATAAGATGATATGCCTACTTAGAACGAAATACACACCTTCTTTCGATAGTTGGGCATTCGACGAAAGAGGTAAACTACACCGCCAAAACTCCACAATAAGAGTACTAACAATATTATTCTTATATTTGATGTACACATTAATATTTTAAATGATGGAACAAAAGCAAAAAGACGAACTAGAAAGAATTAGTAAAAACCTAGCATTCTTTGCATACCTAGCAATAGGAAGTATCTGTTTAGCAGTAGCATCAGCAGCACTATTAATAGGGGGTATCTAATTTTTTTGATTCAATATTCATTAATGATTTTTATTTGATTATGGATGGACGAAAAAATAATGGAGGAAATAAAAACGCAGGGCGTAAAACAAAAGCGGAAGAATTAAAAGCACGTACACAAATACTACGAGCAATTAAGCTTATCTATGGAGTCGAAACGGACGAGGAAGCAATAGATGAACACCTAAAGAGATTTATTGAAACAAAAGAGGGTATGAAGTTCGTAAGCGAACACCTTTTAGGCAAAGCACCAGACAAAGTTGTATTCACTGATGAAGACGGCAATACGGTTAGACCTATGATATTATTTAACGGGGATGAAAAATCTAATAATAAGTGAAAAATATAAACCACTATGGACTACCGATAAACGATACATTCTAATAACTGGCGGTCGTGGTTCGTCCAAATCGTTTACTGTATCTGTAAATCAAGCTGAACAATCATTTAATGAACACTTCAAAGCCTTAGTAACGAGGTTTACAATGAAGAGCGCGAAAGACTCTATAATACCAGAGTTTAACGAAAAGATAGAATTACTAGGGCTACAAAATCACTTCAAATCAACCGCTACAGATGTAAAGAACTTAGTAACTGGTAACGAGATACTATTTAGAGGGGTTAAGACATCAAGCGGTGACCAAACAGCAAATTTAAAATCATTAGAAGGTATAACACACTTTATCGTTGAAGAGGGGGAGGAATTCACGGATGAGGACACATTCGACACAATAGATTTATCAGTACGTAATAAGAAAGCCGATAATAAGGTGATTTTTATCATGAACCCATCTAATACGAATCATTTCGCATACAAAAGATGGATTGCAGCAACTCATAAAATAGTTGAAATAGATGGTATTAAAATACCTATAAGCACTCACCCTGACGTTTGCCACATACATACCACCTATCTTGATAACATAGATAATCTTGAAAAGGGGTTCTTAGACATTATAACCAAGGCAAAGAAAGACAAACCACTATACTACAAACATAAAGTTATAGGAGCATGGAAGAGCCACACAGAAGGGGCTTTATTAACAGACTTAAACACATTCAAAAGAGAGCGTTTAAACGATGAAAGTAGGTGTATTGGTTATATTGATGTGGCAGATGAAGGAAACGACTACACAGCGTACGTAATAGGGTACGTAACAGAGGATGGTATATTTGTTACAAATGTAATAAACGACCAAAGCAACACAAGCGTAACACTTCCGAGGTGTTCTGCATTGTCGCACAAAACGAAACCAGCATACATTAGATGTGAGGCTAATAACATGGGGGCAATGTTTGGGCGTACTTTAAGGGATGAATACAAGGGGGGTAAGGTGTTATTGATTAGCCAAACAACTAAGAAACACACCCGTATATTAATGGAAGCACCATTTATACAAGATTACTTTTACTTTTTAGTTGAAGAGGAACGTAGCGAAGAGTATCAAAAGTTTATTAACTTCATTTGTTCGTACGATAAAGACGAAGCAATTAATAAGAAGGTAGGAACACCAGACGACCAAATAGACGCGTTAGCTGGATTGTCAGCAATGGCGCGAGGGTTTTACGGTAAAATATTCAACAAATAGGAATACAATAATAAAAATCAATGTTTATGGGCTACTACCCCCGTAAAATTTAAGACTTTTTATACGTTAGGATTACAATTATAGACCAAGTAGTGCGTTTTGTTGCTCTTCATTTAGTAATATACCGTTTTCCCTAAGAGTCTGAATCGTATTAGCGTTAATGTTCATTGTTTCAGCTTCTTCTTTCTTGTCTTTTGCAAGCACATCAACACCGCTAAAGTCAGGGCATAAATACATTCCTTCTTTATCTAGGTCTAATTGTCTACCTATCTCGGCATACATCGCTGTAGTATCTGGTATAATTGTACTTCTGTACGCTTGTTTTTCTCCCATTTCAACGTTACTAAACGTTTGCCCTTTGTTGTCGATTGGCGCGAACATATTAACGTTTAACCCGTACGCATCAATAATGGCTGCTTTGTCTGCTGTCATTTCTTCAAACAACATAAGGTCTTTTGTGGGGAATGACATAGCATCCCACTTAGCTTTCTTGTCTGTTATAATTACCTTTCCTTTGTTTCTACGCATTAAATCTTTCTGCATTTCTTGCTTTTCCTTGTCATCAATTGGAAGTGACGAAATACCATCGTTATTATCCATAGATAAAATACCCAGTGCAAACAGATTCTTTAAAAGTACATTACGCTTTTCGTAAGTCTTAGCAATATTTGACAATGGGTATTTAAGTGCATCAAGTCTTGAATTAGTATTGAATAAGTTGATACCATCTGGACGAGCTACGTAAATAACTTCATTCGGTTTAAATGTTTCAAAACTATTCATGTTATTTAATGGCACTTTGAACGAATCAATTATACCATTAACAGAAATCTGCTTATAACTCTTGCCAGTAGGAACAATCTTAACATTATTGTATGCAATAGGTGTAATACTGTATGTTTCGAAAGTACCTTTATTCTTTAGTGCAAGGTAGTTATTAGTAATGCAATCGTTAACAGCAAGAAAGTAAATAAAGTCTTTCCATGACTGCATAGCATTTGGTCGTTCTAATAAGTTAAAAATAAAATGGTTGTTAGATTCAATTATAGCGCCTTCGGAATCTTTTATCACTGGTTGTGCTGACGCTACCATGTTAGAATATCTATTTATAACCGCTTGAAGTTCTGGTATTTGGTCGTAAAGAATAAACTTATTAGTGGTATCTATCCATTCTGGCACTGTGTCGCCTACTTGTTGAAAAGTGTAATAGTTGTTTTGTGTTGCACTGTTATAACCAAATAAACGGTTAACTGCATCAATGATTCCAAAGTATCTCATTATAATTTTTTTTGATAATATTCAAATTTATATAAATTATTTTTATTTTTGGTTAAAATATCGTCAATATGAATGACAAGAAACTAACCAAAGAGCAAATTGATAAGCTCAAAAAGGAGAAACAGAACAAGTTGAAAGGCGGTAAAATTATTACGAAATGATACCAACATTTGAAACTAAAGCAGAATTGTATAAGTATCTGAAAGATAATAAGTCAGATATTATTAAGATGAAAAAGGCATCTTTAAAAAGTTGTGATTCTGTAATTACTGGCGTTGAAACAGTGTCTAAAGCTATTCAAACTAACTACCAAGACGACATATCTAGTGGCGTAATTAAACGCACAATTATCGGTAATACTTACAATTGGTTAGACTCTCACGGTGACGTACACGTAAAGAACACCTTTAAGAAATCATTTACAGAGAATAAGAATGTATTTCACCTTCACGACCACGAACACAAAGTAACGGCAAAGGTTGGAAGGTTTACAGATATTTACGAAAAGTTAGTTAACTGGACTGATTTAGGCGTAAACAAGCAAGGTCAAACACTTGTATTAATGGCAGATAGTAACATATCAAAAGACTTTAATAAAAGCGTGTTCGACATGTATTTAAACGGAGAAATAGACCAACACTCAGTAGGTATGCAGTACGTAAAGATTGATTTGGCTGTTAACTCCGACGAAGAAGAATATAAGGAAGAAAAAGAAACATACGATAAGTATATAAACGACATAGGTAACAAAGAAGAAGTAGAAAAGCTTGGTTATTTTTGGGCTGTCAGCGAGGCTAAGTTAATCGAAATCTCTGCTGTTCTTATGGGTTCTAATATACTTACACCGACCGTATCAAATGAGCCGCTTAAAAGCACTCAAAAAGAGCCGTCCGAAGACACTCCTAAAATTGACTGGTCAGAGGTATGCTCAAACATAAATTTTTAAACAATAAAAATGGAAGCACAAGAAGTAATAAAAGAGATTGAATCTAAGTTCCAAGAAAAATTGGACGGTTTAAATCTAGTTAACCGAGAAGAAGTTAACGCAATTAAAGAACAATTAGAAGAGGTTAAAGGTATCGAAAAGTATGATGATACGGAGTTAAAGTCTGCATTTTCTAAATTGGAAGAATCAATTAACGCATTGACAGAGCAAGCAGGTGACGTATCTAAAATGTCATTTACTGAGTCAATTCGCAAAGGATTGAAAGATAACGTTGAAAAACTTAAAGCGTTAAAGAACAAAGATAGAAATGCTGTATTTGCATTTAAAGTGGCTGGTGACATGACTAGTAGCGGCAATATATCAGGCGGTAATGTTCCAGTTGAAGATAGATTGTCAGGATTTAACAGAATCCCATCAAGACGTATTCGTTTAATGGACTTAATGTCGCAGGGTACAACTTCTAGTACTGTCGTATCTTGGGTTTATCAAGCTAACCAAGATGGTTCAGCAGGATTTACGGCAGAAGGAGCGGCTAAGAATCAAATTGATTTTGATTTAGTAGTAGCAAACGAAACTGTTAAAAAGTACACTGCATACATCAAGGTGTCGGATGAAATGTTAACAGATATTGACTTTATCGAATCACAAATCCGTATTGAGTTATCACAAGAGTTGTTGAAATCTATTGAAGATGCTGCATATGATGGTGACGGTACTGCAACTGCATTGAATGGTGTTTACACAGTGGCGACTAATTTCACTCCTGGTTCTTTTGCAACTGGTCAACCTAACGCAGTAGACAATCCTAACAGCGTTGATGTATTAGGTGTGGCAATGAATCAAATCATGATTGCAGAACAAGATACACCTAACGCAATTTTAATGCACCCATCAGACGTTACAGCGTTGAAGATGCAAAAAGTTTCATCAACAGATAAACGTTATGTTGAGCGTTTAGCAATGGTAGCAGGTGAGTTGTCTTTAGATGGTGTTCGTATCA